GCGTCTCTTTCCTTGCGCTTGTTCATTTGAATTTTCCTTTTGTGGAGGCTTGCTTTGTTATCGGTGATTCGGTTCTAGGACGACTCGTTTATTCGGTCAAGCACTTTTTCCACTTTGATGGTTAACGGCGAGGTCCGATCGGTTAACCTTAACAGATGCACCGAATCCGTTAACGTTAACAAACATGGTTAATGAGCCGTTAACCATATTCGTTAACCTTAACAAACGGTGAATTAGGGGTTTGTTAACCTTAACGCGCCGTTAACCTTAACAAATTGACCGATTTCATTAACCTTACTGGTGGAGAAAGGTTAACGTCGGTTAACCTTACCGGCGGCGGCGCGAAAGTGGGCCGGGGGAGGGGTCACGCGCCGCTCCCAGCAAAATGGCCTCGGTCCTTACCAAAATGGCCTCGGTCCTTACCACGCGGCAAAATGGCCTCGATCCATAGCAGCCGGCAAAATGGCCTCGATCCATAAAATGAGTTCGATCCATAAAATGGCCTCGATCCATACCAAAGCAAAATGGCCTCGATCCATAAAGTCGATCGATCAGGGCTGAGCCGGCTCTGGGAGCCTCTGGAGCGTCTGGCAGGCACAAAGAGCCTCAGTGACCGGCCGATCAGTCAGAATGGCTCTGAGAGGGCTTAAAAGGGCTCCAAATCACCGCCATTTTCGCTGAATCGGTCGATTTTGGCATATTTTTGACCGACATTTTAACAAAAGTGACTATTTTTCAACGATTTATAACGATTTTTCGGTCGGTTTTGCTGTTAAGTTGCGAAAGGAGTCTTTTGTTGCTTAACAGTTCGTCAAAATGACAGTCATCCATGATGTCGATCGATCTGGCTGGTTCACCGGGGTGGATTAGCCGGCTAAATGGCCCTCACTTATTTCGCAATTTTACGTGTCTATTTCGCGTTTTTACAGTGGAGCAAGTGATTGATTTATCTGGTTGTGTAATCTTAAGTTCCAGTTCGCCCGATAAGCAAGTTTACTCGAAGGCTCCGAGGGCGGCTGGAGAGGTGTCGGATCGCAGGTTGGGCGTGATGAGAGCCGGGCTGGAAGGGTTGGTGGGTTGGGCGTGATGGTGGGCTCTGACCGGTTCGTTTCTGGTTGTCTGAGGAAGTGCTGGAAAATGTCCTAGAACGATGTCCTGATGTGTCCGGCTAATTCGAAATTGGACCCCCGGCCCTATTCCTTACGCGTAGGGTCCCTGAGATCGTGGAAAAGGGACCCCGGCCTATGTTCTGACGCTCAGGGACCCGGCCCTTATCCTGTGGGTGTGGGTCCCGGAGTTCGCTCGGCCGGTGGGTGATCTGTGGTTGAGGGACCCACCGGTTGAAACCAAAAAGGACCCCTATGCTTTGGAGCATAGGGGTCCTTGTTAAGGTTAATGCGACGATGGAATTTGTTAAGGTTAACGCGTGGAGTGAATCCGTTAACCTTAACGAATATGGTTAACGGGTGGAATCCTCGTTTCGTTAACCTTAACAGAAATGGTTAACGGGTGGAATCCTCGTTTCGTTAACCTTAACAGAAATGGTTAACGGACCTGAATCGGCATTTGTTAAGGTTAACGGGGCCCCTGTTCTGTAGGAAAAGGGTCCCCTAGTGCCGATTGCCGGTGCCCTTCATCTTCTTGGTGCCGCGCCGGCCCTTCTGCTTAGCCCATTTCAGATACTGCGAGGTGCTATCCACTTGGTCATCTCGTTTGCCGTTGGGGAACGCGACCAGTTCCTTCTCGTAGTCAGCGAGCCACGTCGCTCGGTTCGGTAGGAATACCGCACCAGCTTCAATCATCGGCGTCACCTCATCGAAGCGAAACTCCTTGGTCGAGATACCGACTTCGATCGCGATCAGCGGAGCTGGAGCGCCGCCGTCCTTCTTCAACTGGCAGTAGGCCAGACCATTGCCCTTAGCTTCGACCAGCAGCGCATCAGCGTTGTATCGCTTACAGACTCGGGCGATCTCGGCCGACATTTCGGTAAATTCCATCTGTTTTCGACTTACGTCGATCAGATAGTGACGTTTGTTGAAGTCTTCATACCAGACTGTGATGACCGTGAAGTCGGATCGCTCCTTCGCGGTGTTGGCGGCATCGACCGAAACCACGCAGCGTCGGACTTCGTTCTTCAAACCCTTCTCAGCATCACCTCGGCTGGGCGGCCGGTCGTAGCGCTGGAACCAAGCTGATTCAACAGCGCCGCCGCTAACGTCCATGGGCGTCCCTTGGTAGAGCGAGTTCCATGACGAAGGAGTCATGTCGGCTTTGAGATTTTCAAGCGCATCGAGCGTAAATAACTCAGGCCACAATGCTTCGCCGACTGCGCGGCCTAGAGGATCATCGTCGCTCTCACAAATTGCAGGAAGATTTATGATCTCAAAGCGATATTTTTTATTACCACCCTGTTGTTCTTCAAGTTTTTCAACGAGTTGTTTCGATAATGTTTCTTGAAGTTTTTCAGCTTCTTCGCGTGCCTCTCTTTCCTCGCGTTCTGTGATCCGCCCGCAAAGGTCATCAGAGTGCCAGCGGGTCATAATAATACCTAAAGGACTACCGGGCAGCAAACGTGTTGAAAAGTCATCAGAATACCATTTGAAAACACTATCCCGAATTGTCGGACTTTCTGCATCCTTCCGGCTCTTGTAAGGGTCATCGACCATGCCGTAGTTACCACGAAAGCCGGAAATACCCTGCCCGGCCCCTTTTCCCACGTATTTTCCGCGTCCGTTTGTGAGGGCCCAATAATCCATTGCCCGCATGTCATGCTTGATGATGACATCGGGGAAGATACGTTGGAAGTCTTCGGACTGGATTATCTGCCGGACCTTCGCGCCGATTTCCTTAGCAACGAAGTCCTGACTGTGACCAGCTTGAAGGAAACGTTGGCGCGAGCCAATCTTCCCAAACCACCATGCTGGAAAGTAGTGAGATGAGTGGGTTGAATTATGCACGGATACATCAGCTACGAGAAAACTATGATCTTCCTCGATTGTAAGGCAACGCATCGGAGTAACACGGCCGGTAGGTCCAACCGATACAATACGATCAGCAAGATACTCCGGTTGCCAGTCAGAAGCGGCTTCCCAAGCAGATAGGCGTTGTTGTTTTTCGCCGGGTATTTTTACCATGGTCTGGAAAGAAGCACACGCCTTCTCTGGTCCTACACGAAGTCGATAATTAGTGTAGGGAGCGTCCTTGTAAAGACTCTTTCTTTCACGCACCATCGTTCTGATTCCCATACGTGACAGAAGTGATTGAACGTCCTGAGTTAGCCCCTTACTCACCGAAGTTAATTCAATACCAAGATCGCGTCGATCAGTCCCATTAGAAGTGATACTGCCGCTCCGTCCCTTTTTATGAACAGTGCCGTCGCAAGCCCAATAGGCTCCAATAAACAAAGCTGCTTGTCGGTTCGATCCTTCGAATACCCACGCAGGTATGCGTTTTGTATATGAATTGCAGTCATCAAAACCGGCTTGTTTTACCCAAGCCTTGCCACCATTGTTTATCCGATGTGTAGAAACTTTTTTGGATTTTACATAGTCTTTACCAAGTGTGAATCCCATACGTTCGACAATAGACTTGAAATCTTCCCAGATGACTGGATCGGCATTAGTGAACGAACAGTTGTTACCTGTGACAGAACCGTCACCAATCAAATAACCAGCTAGCTTAAATTCATCATCCAGACGTGTTGGATGATCCTCCAAATCAAATGGAGTAACAGCTAGGCTATCAGATACTCGTAAGTCCTCCACGTTGATCCAGCCCCGTGGGGTTAGGAAGGGGTGGTCGGCGGCCGCTAAAATTTCGCGTCCTTGATCTGTAGTGATCTTCCACTCCACCAACTGTCCTTGTTCGTGAACAGCCAAGACACGACGAGGACGGTGTTTATGGGTAATCACAGTGTCGTTGGTTGTTACATTAGCGAGTCGAACACGCTGGCCATTACCTAGTGTAACCAGTTCATCGATTGATACGGGTTTACAGTGCCCCGGCGGCAGCGAGAGCATGAACCGCATTGTTTCTTTGGAAGCAGACGACATGAGAAGGTCGCCGATCAGCTTTTGGTGCGGGCTCATTTCATATTCGTTTTCCCGTTCCATAAACTCGTAGAAGTCATGGTAGCTTTCACGGGCTAATTCGATCCACGCCTCTTCAAGCAGTTCGGTGACTTGATCCACCATCTGCTCAAGAAGCTCAACCTGAAAATCCAGATCAGTCGATTGGGTCAGCGTTACTAACGCGTGCCAGTCGTGGTCGGAGAGCGTTTTGTTCTGATGGACCGCTTCCTCCACCCGAGTCTGTAAAGACCTGAGTGACTTGTTCGATGAGAGCAAGCGTGTTTTTCGCTCCCGAATTGTTTCTTTGATCTGCATCTGCCTTGGCCTTGTTGAACATATTGAGGGCTTCACCCATCATCTTGAAAGTTTCGTTGGCGGCCCGGTATTCTCCAGCGATCTGGGCCAGCTTGACATTCTCAGCCATCATGTCCATGACGCGTTGCATGGTCCACACAGCTACCTCGACCAGCCGTTCAGGAGCGCCAGCAGCTTCGCGACGCATGACTTGGAACTCCAGTTCACGGCGTTCCGCTTGTTGTTTGAGTTCTTCGATGCGGGCTTTGACCAGCGGTTTATTCGCCATGGTCGATGCGTTGGCTGATGATGGCTCGTAACCAGCGTTCTGATAAGCATCGAGCTGGTTACACCCCTCAGACATGAACTTGCAAAACAGTTCCTGCTTCTTGTTCAGATAGGTTTGTGGGTTATCGGGATTTCTTTCATTTCGGGCCATGGCCTATTTCCGTTTTGGTTGGGTCCCGTTGATGAGACCAAGTTGGAAGGGTTGAGTGGGCTTGAGCCCGGCGATGATCGCAGTGTAGAGCGCGATAATAGCAGCCTCGGCCCGGCCGTGATCCATTTCGCGGGACCAGCCGGACGTGCATTGGGGGAATAGTTGAGACGCCCGGTGCTTGGCAGCCTTCTTGTCGGCCGGCACCTGCATTTGCATCTTCCACTTCGCGGGGGCGACTGAGGCGAGTGGGATGTCCAGACCAGCCGCGATGCCGATCGCGATCCCGGTAACCTTACCAAAAGTGAAGGCACCGACGTGGCCGTCGCTGGGTAGTGATTGGACATTTTCGATCGTAGCGTAGTCAAGCGGGAAGTGGGCGAGCGCATCTGCGAAAGCGGTTGGGTCACAACGCTTGCGGAGCTTGTCGCCTACTTTTGTGATGTTGACTGGTGTATCCCACACATGCAGGAAGAAGTCTTGGAAGTCGAGGACCGCTAAAGCCCCGGTAAGTCCGGGGTCGATCCCTCCGATGTATCGCATGGTTTTCTTGTGCCGAAGAGAGGGATGACGTTATCCCCCAGATCATCCACATACTCCACCACTTCCTCTTCGCAAACGAACTTGGAGTCGGTGTAGAACTCTTCGAGCGCAAGGTATGCGTCGAGGTAGTCGTGAATGATTTCCGGCCGCTCCAAGACAGGTAGTTTTCGCCCATCCTGAAACAGTATCTCCGTGAGGGGGATCATGTCAGAAGAAGCGGACTCTACACCAAAAGGTGGTTGTTTGTCAAGTAGGGGATTGACAACAAGCACATCATCGCAATTCACACTGACGATGACAGGGAAAATCGATTCGTTTTTACGGACCGGGACGGTCACCGGGAATGAGAACATTCAGAGTTCTTCCTTAAAAAGCGGGATACCAGCAATCGTGTGGTCGGGCATGGGGAAAGGTTCGATGATACGCAAAGGAAGCTCATAGTTAATACCCGCCGCGATAGCTCCCCATCTCTCATCGCCTACCCTAAATTGGTGGAGCATGAAAACCACCATGTCGTCTGGTTCCCGTTGTATGGGACCCTCGCCGAATATCATGGTGAGCAGCTCAGCAGCCGTAGCTGCATGAGGGATGTAGACGGTGTAGTTATCAGTTTTTTCCTCCCGCATGATCTGCATGATGTCCCGTTCCCAGAACAACCGTCGAAAGGCGGTGCGTTCGGTCTCGATCTTGAGATTACGGGATTGAGATGCTGACGGTCGCAAGGTGGGCATAACCACTCCATTTGAAAGGATTGACGATGACGCGATTGTTGCATGTCAGGGTAACATAGATCGTGTCCCCGAATGTAGCGTCCTCTAAGACGAAGGTGAGCGTGTTCACCTCAGGTGGGAAAACTTCTAGGCAAGAATTTCGATCACCGTGTTCGCGAGGGATCGAGATACTACCACGCGCCGGCACATGATCCACGATGAGCCGTGTTGTTTGATCCAATGACATATGATGAAGGACTTGGGCTTCGTTCGCAATCTGAATCAGTTCGGTTGTTGAGAGGTTTGTCATCAACGCACCAACTTCGAGAGTCCGTCCACGATTAGGCGGCTGGTAGTATTACCATGTTGTTCGATCATTTCGAGCAACTCAGAGAAGGGGATGTAGAAATCAGCACCTACCGCCTTTACTGCGATGATTGGGTCCCTTTCGGTAAGTGGTAAGCTGTCGTAGCAGACCCAGCGCGTGAGCGCGGCTGTGTTAAGGTTAATGGCGCTGGTGGGGAGGGTGATCTGTTCGAAGTAAGTATCGGTAGCCGACGGCCCTACCTGTTGAGGATCGATCCCGATCAAGCTTGGTATGTAGTCTGGTGGGGCTGTCTTCGTGGTGCTGGCCAGCCGGTATCCTGTAAGCGTCATTGAGCGACTCCTTGGCTCGTTCTGATGCGCAATGATCAGTCAGAATGCTTCCAGTGTCAAGCGAGAATGTCGCTTATTGAGGGGGTTTGATTAAGTTGTTGAAAACATTAAAGAAGCAAAAAGTTTAAGAAATATCTCAAAAAGTCGAAATTGCTGAGACCCGCAGCCACGCTGGGCTCAGGGCTCCAGTCCAGTGTATCTGTGTATATATATATACTTTATTTATTAAAAAGATAATAAGTAGAGTAATACACCACCGACTGACAGGGCCAGACACCACCGATGGGCATTCCCTGATTCACCGCTGGACCTGAGCAATAAGTCATTACTAAACGATTCTCGGTTGTAACTGATTGATATTAAACAAAAATGTTTGAAAAATAAGCTTGCAGCCTCTGAAAAAGCATCACGCGCCACAAAACCACACCAACATCACGCCCAACACAACATCACGCCCATCATCATCACGCATCACGATTTTCTCGACACCATAACAATGAATAATCTCGTAAAAATAACATCACGGCGATATGTCGATGAAACATAACGATTTTTCGACGACGAAACTTTTTGACATTTCCCGCCACTGTGACTATACCATCCGCCATGCTCACACAACACCCAAAGGCTCGCAAACGCGTGATGACAGGCCGAGGTTCCCTTTCCAAGCAGACCCCGATGGCGCTCTGGAGTGATGGCATCCACTTCGTCCGTGCTGCTAACAAGACTGTCGATCACCCCATGCCATGGTATGCGGGGGCGCACAACCTGACAGGCTCCACATTCAAGCGCTATGCGCCCACCATGGACGACGCTCTCACGCTGGCAATCAGTGCCACAAAGCGGTGGCTCAAGGCACACCCGGCTGACCAGCCCTATCATAAGGTGACAGCACTGCCGTCGGCATCCGCCTTACAGGGTATTAAGAAGCAGCGCGGGCGGCCACCCAAACCAAAGGTCGAAGGCTTCTCCACCTATCATTTCACCTGTATTGCTGCAAACCCCTACGCACAGGTTTGGCAATGCACCTCTTATCCGGGTGAGAAGAAGGCGGTCGGACGCAAGAAGGCCAACGGCCGGGCCCCTGATGAAACAGCCTTCCGCCATAAGAAGGGTGAATGCTCTGTGCTGCTGGGAGAGGAACCGGTTCGCGGAGCAGATGGGACGATCCATGTCTTCCCTAACTGGCGCGATGCCTATTTCCATGCACTCGAACTTTATCAGAACGCACCGGGCGATGAAGTGATCTCGTGGAGCGAGGATGACATAGTGGTCAGCCGCACCCAGCATTTCAACATCGAGTTCAATCCGGCCTTAAATGGTGAGAACAAACCCTTCACCTTGTGGAACGTGACCTACAGCAAACCGGTCTATCTGGACAAGACCAAGCCGGCGATCACGGCGGATGATCAGGCGACCCGCTCCCTCCGGCAGATGCAAGATACCAATCCCGAACTCTATCTCCAGATCATGGATCAACGCTCCAAGGCGCGCTCGCTCGATCGTGTTCCGGCGTTCAGCGATGAACCGCTAAAGTTTCGCTCGATCTGGCAAGCCATTCAAGAAGCCGAGCGGCGTGAGAAGATGATGCAGGGAATCCCAGTATGAGAGAAGACATGACACAAGTGATCAAACGTTTCGAAGAAGTCGTCAGCTACGCCATTCTCAATAGCTATGAAGCTGCCATTCTCTCAGTCTATGGTCATCTCCCGAAGAACCAGCTTTATGCTGATATGATCAAGAGCAACGATCATATTACACTCCTGACTGAGCAAGTCGAACTGGCGCGGAAGGGTTTGCAGATCATCGCGGAAGAACAAGATTACACTGCCCTACGACCAGACCACTACAACAACGGCTGGAACAACGGCTGGAACGCCGGCCGGTCCAAAGCCCGTGCTGTGGCTCTTGACACTTCGCTTGCGATGGACACGGCGGTCGAGCAACAAACGACGCGGAGCGAACTGACGAGCGCTCCCTGCCCCGCCCCTTGGTGTGCCTTTGAGGAATCGGAAGTCGTGGTGGTTGGTTATCGTGGTATGGAGTTCGTCCTGTGTGGAAGCTGTGGTTGCACTGGCCCCGAAGGCTCTTCCGCTTCTGATGCTATTGTAAAGTGGAACACCCGGCCGACACAGCTTGACGAACCGGAAGAAATGTCCTAACCGATTCGCACACCACACAGGAGATAGCCATGAATCGCACCAACCTTGAAAAGCTCGCCTCTTACCTTGAGGGGCTACCAGCAGACTGCAATCACTTCAAAATGAACACATATTTCCAACGCTATGGCACCTTCCGCACTTATGGGGATGCCACCCTTGCTGGTGACTGTGACACGGCCGCTTGTGCGGTCGGCCACGGCCCGGCGGCTGGAATCATCCTCGCTACAGAAGTCAGCGACTGGGCTGATTATGGTGAAAAGGCTTTCGAACTGGCCTCTGATGAATGGGTCTGGTGCTTTTCTGGCGGGTGGTCGGCGGTAGACAACACACCCCACGGCGCGGCCAAGCGCATCCGACATCTCCTCTATGACGGCGTGCCTAGCGATGGGTGGCAACAGCGTTGTGGTTATAAACCCTACATGTTCGCAAACAGCGACGCACAGGAACCCGTGACAGTTTGACGAACCAGAAGAATTGTCCTAACTGACTCACACACACAACCGGAGATAGCCATGAACCGTGCCAACCTTGAAAAGCTCGCTGCCTATCTGGAGCAACTCCCGGAGGATTACACTCACTTCGACATGGGCTTATTTTTGACCCTCAATGATGTGGCTATTAACGCATGGACTACCATCCGTGCAGGTGCCTGCGGCACGGTCGCTTGTGCGCTCGGCCACGGACCGGCGGCTGGAATCATCCTCGCTACGAAAAATGCCGACTGGGATGCATATGGTGAAAAGGCTTTCGAACTGGTATTTGATGAATGGGACTGGTGCTTTTCTAGTGGGTGGGCGTCGGTGGATAACACTCCCCACGGCGCGGCCAAGCGCATCCGACATCTCCTCGATCACGGTGTGCCTAGTAATGGGTGGGAGCAGCGTTGTCGTTATAAACCCTACATGTTCGCAAACAGCGACGCACAGGAACCCGACACAGCTTGACGAACCGGAAGAAATGTCCTAACCGATTCGCACACCACACAGGAGACAGACATGACGCGTATTGTTATCGACCTCAACAACCTCACTCAAGATCATCTTGATGAGTGTCGCCCGCACCTCGGCGTTAGTCGTTACCGTGCGCCTTGTATCATTGGCACCTTAATCCCCCAAGAGGAGCGAGAGGATTCTTTCTTCCCGCAAGGTGCTGGTATCAACAGTGCGTCGATCTTGGACTACCTGACGGTTATCCCAGACCAGATGGATGATCTCAAAGCTCTCCAATCTTGCTTTGATAACGACGACTGGTCTGGTGTTCTCAAAGTGGCCGCCAAATACATCGAAGGTCATGTGGAATGAACCGTGCCAACCTCGAAAAGCTCGCTGCCTATCTGGAGCAACTCCCGGAGGATTACACTCACTTCGACATGAGAATGTTTTTCACAAGAGATGGCACCGACCGCCCTTATTGGGATGCCACCCTTGCCGGTGACTGTGGCACGGTCGCCTGTGCGATCGGTCACGGACCGGCGGCTGGAATCACCATCGCTACGGAAACTGCCGACTGGCTTGACTACGGTCAAAAGGCTTTCAAACTGGACCTTGATGAATGGCGCTGGTGCTTTACTGGCGGGTGGGTGTCGGTGGATAACACCCCCCACGGCGCGGCCAAGCGCATCCGCCAGCTCCTCGATCACGGCCTACCAGCTAATTCGCTGGAGCAGTGCCGGGGTGAGGCACCTTATATGTTCGCAAACAGCGACGCATAGGAACCTGTGACAGCTTGACGATCCGGAAGAATTGTCCTAACTGACTCACACACACAACTGGAGATAGCCATGAATCGCACCAACCTCGAAAAGCTCGCTGCCTATCTGGAGCAACTCCCGGAGGATTACGCTCATTTCGGTATGGAGTATTATATGTTTAATACGGACGGCCAACTCTACTCCCTTAATGCAGCCCCTCTACTTGGCACCTGTGGCACCGTCGCTTGCGCGATCGGACACGGACCCGCTGCGGGTATACCAGCAAATGAAGGTTTATGGGGATGGTGCTACTACGGTGTGCAGTCTTTCAAACTGTCTGAGTCAGAGTTCGACTGGTGCTTCGAATCAAGGTGGGCCCTCATCGATGACACCCCGCATGGTGCTGCTAAGCGCATTCGCTATCTGCTCGAACACGGTGAGCCCGATGATGCAGTGGCTCAGATGCAGGGGCGGGCACCCTATCTGTTCGCAAAGGAAGTATCAGCATGAACCGTGCCAACCTCGAAAAGCTCGCTGCCTATCTGGAGCAACTCCCGGAGGATTACTCTCACTTTGGGATGATGAATTACATGGCGGTAAAGCAATTCACCTACCCATATACTAGTAGCGCGCATTTGATCGATGCCTGCGGGGCGGTCGCTTGTGCAATTGGGCATGGCCCAGCAGCGGGCATTCCCAGAAAAGGTGATTATGAATATTGGTCTACCTATTCACACCGCGTTTTCGACTTAGGCTATGATGATTTCGATTGGTGTTTTTGTGCTGAATGGCTGCTAGTCGATGACACCCCGCATGGTGCTGCTAAGCGCATTCGCTATCTGCTCGAACACGGTGAGCCCGATGATGCAGTGGCTCAGATGCAGGGGCGGGCACCCTATCTGTTCGCAAAGGAAGAAGAAGCATGAACCGAGACAACCTCGAAAAGCTCGCTGCCTATCTGGAGAAACTCCCGGAGGACTACACTCACTTCGACATGAGCGTATTTTTCCAACGCGGTGACTTCACCCGCACTTATGTGGATGCCACCCTTGCCGGTGATTGCGGCACGGTCGCTTGTGCGGTCGGTCACGGGCCGGTGGCTGGAATCATCCTCGCTACGGAATCCAGCGGCTGGACTGACTACGGTGAAAAGGCTTTCGAACTGGTATTTGATGAATGGGACTGGTGCTTTTCTAGTGGGTGGGCGTCGGTGGATAACACTCCCCACGGCGCTGCTAAGCGCATCCGCCAGCTCCTCGATCACGGCCTACCAGATAATTCGCGGAAGCAGAACTGGGGTGAGGCACCTTATATGTTCGCAAAGGAAGAAGAAGCATGAACCGAGACAACCTTGAAAAGCTCGCTGCCTATCTGGAGAAACTCCCGGAGGATTACAGTCACTTCGACATGGCCTCATTTTTGACCCTCAATGATGTGGTTATTAACGCATGGACTACCATCCGTGCAGGTGCCTGCGGCACGGTCGCTTGCGCAGTCGGCCACGGACCGGCGGCTGGAATCATCCCCGCTATGCCAACTACCGGCTGGAGCGATTACGGTGAAACGGCTTTCGCACTGACATATGATGAATGGGACTGGTGTTTTTCTTGGGAGTGGTTGCGGGTGGATAACACCCCCCACGGCGCTGCTAAGCGCATCCGCTATCTACTCGAACACGGCCTACCGGATGATGAAAAGGAGCAGAGGTATGGACAGGCACCTTATATGTTTGAAGTTGCTACGCCGATCTGACAGATAATTTATGGGTTGCTAGATAATGACTAGGTGGAAACTACCTTCTAACTATGTTGAAATAGTAGATTTAATTAAAGAAGGTCACCGGGATTGGTTTGTTAGTTTACCACGCTGGGGTGGTATGCCAGTATTTACTGTAAATTCTCCAGACGGTTGTTACGTGTTTGTTGATCGTCACTGGTTTACTCTCGAAGGAGTCGCTAATGCACGCAGTCAGATCGAGGAAGTTTTCGAAGCACAGCGACTACTTCGACCAGATGCTTCATAAGGCACCTTACATATTTGCAAAGTAAGGCGAATAATGAGCCTTACCAAGCTCTCCGCCCACAAAACTAAGGAACAAATCTGATGGAAATCGAAATCAACCTGAACGATCTCACCCCGGCTCGGTTGGAAGAATGCAAGCCCTTCATGGGGAAGCGTGATTATGGATCACCTTGCATCATTGGTTCCTTGATGACACCAAATGAGCGAGCGGAACTGGTCCACTGGTTGGAATTGAAAGAGCGTAACACTGGACGTTACCTCCACGAAGATTATGCCAAAGCCTTGATAATGGCAGGCACCTTGATCGTCCCGTCAGGACAGCAAGAAGATGTCCAGAACCTCCAAGAGTATTTCGACAATAAGGACTGGGAGAGCGTCTTGGAGATCGCCTCTAAGTATATGGGGACTACCTGATGAACGCGCCTCGTAAACGCTTCGACTGGCGCGATGCCCTATATTTCGTTGGTCTTACGATCGCCAGCGCTTTGGTGCTTGCGGCGTGGTTTACTGGCTTCGCTATCGCATTGGCGGCGCTCTTCTCCCCGGTTCTTGTCTGCTTTTATCTCTGGGGTGAGCTGGTTGGTAGCATCGCACTGGTGGTCTACATCCTCATCATTGCTGGTTACAACCAAGTAACGGACGCCCGGCGCAGCCCCAATTATCAGTGGTCGGATCGTTGGTAATGGCCCCTCCCTCACCAGCCGCGATCGAAGCGGCCGCCAAGTTCTGGGAGTTCCTTGGGCACCTTGGCACCGCTAAGGTGATCCGCGAACGTAAGGGTTTCCGGACGACTGCCGAAGTCTTTGCGCAGTTTGAAGAGGAGGTGACGGCCCCTCTTCTCGAACGAATAACTTGGCTTTCTAATATCGCCGGGGCGGCCACCGATCGAGGCATGGAATTGGAACGAGAGAACGCCCGTCTCCGTGAAGCTTTCCGACTGTTTCCGGAAGCATACGACACTCTGACGAATGCCGAGATGCATTCAGCAAAAGGAAATTGGCGCAGCCTAATCGACCAACAATCAAACGCCATCAAAAATGCTCTAGGAGACTAAGATGAGCAAACGTATGACCTCGATCCATCTACCGAGCTTACCTCGTGGCGCTGGGGTAGCTGAGTGGGGCCGGGTATCTACCATCGATATGATCGCAATCATCCGCCGAGTGGCCCTGCGTCAGAAGGATGAAGCCGAAGCGATCCTCGCCGCCGCTGATGAAGACTTTCATATCGAGACCTACCGTGGGGTTTTTGTGAAGAACAACAGGGAAGTCATCCAAGCTGGTGTTCCTTATCGTGATTCCTAATCATCACGCCCCTCCACCAACAGACCAATCCGCCAAATTCCTAATTGACGACTAGGAACATTTGTCCTACCTGATTCGCATATCAACCACACAAGGAAAATTCCTATGAAGTCGCTTTCCGCCATCGCCCTGACAGCCCTCACTTTCACGATCGCTGCTATCGCTTTTCTTGCTGCGTTCGACCATCTGACAGTGAAGACCTTCCTTATCAGCTATGGTCTCTATGCCTTGGCTGCTTTCGGTATGCGGGTTTTTGCGACTCTGATGGAACCCGTTGCGATCAAGAATTTGAACTGGCAGGTCATGGTCCTGCCTGAGTCGGATACCGATGGGAAATGAAGAAGTTCGATCGCAACCGAGCCCGGCAATTGATCATGAGCGACATCTTGTCGTTCTACATCACGAGCAACTGGGAACCAGACCAAGAACACGGCAAGCTTTTCCCCGCGAACAAGGGGTTCACCCCTGCTGGATATAACAGCACCTGCCCTGCCTCACCCGGCGACTTGGTGATCCTTACATCCGCCCCGCCGTCGAAGTGGCAGATCGGCTGGTTGCGAGAGATTGAACGCCGGCAGGACAACTTCATTTACTACCTGATTGAGAGCCTTGAAGATGGTTCACAGATGTGGTGGACCAATGTCGGTATGGCTTTCATGCCGCGCCGCGAACTTCGAGAACGCTACCACTGGACGGATCGCCAATTCGATTTCCAGAAGCGTTGGCGCAAGACCACGACAACGACCAAGCATTCCGGAATGCGCCCCCTCGATTGCATCTTCAAGGATAATGAGGTCACTTTACGGCTGGGCATCCACTGGCCACTTGATGATAAGGAACGGGAGGGCTTGAGTCGGACGTTCTCGGACTATCGCAAGGTGACCATCCCCATGATGCGGGCCGCGATCGAGTCGATGGAAGAGGAATGCTCCCGTAATGATCATTGAGCCGTGAAAAGAGAGCAATGCACCTGCGGGCAAGTTGATGTCACAACAACAGACATCGCTGTTTACCAGAACGGTTATCTGGTAGTGCATGGTATCTATTTTTGCTATACCATGCCGGAACATCATGTGAACATCCTGAATAACATAAACAATTAAGCAAGAGTGACACGATTTTATGGGAACCTTGATTACCAATCTACCTGCACAGCAAGTCTATGTGCGTAAGGAATACCTGCGGAATCTCGAAAATGGCGACGATCGATATGGTGACAGCGACCAATTCGATTATGGTCCGGAGGCTACCTCGGATGACTGATGTAGAGCGTATCATCGCAGGACTGACAGACGAGGAACGCAAGGAAATCCCCAGCGGGTGGTATTGCTACACTCGTATCGGGGACTTCGATGCGAACGGCCGGATGCCGATCAAGAAGTGCCCACACTAT